CCCTTACCCCCATCATTCATTGAAACGATGAGAGCTTGGAAGGAATATTCCACTCGAAGTTACATGAACCCAGTATAATGAGCCCCTTCGGTCGGGTCAGTTGCCAAATCGTACAGCACTTAACCTAAGCAGCTTTCGGGGTACGCCCCGCCCTGCCCGCCTTCTGCCTTCAGTTCCTGCGGTGTCACCATGCACCTCTTGTGACGTGGGTTTTAAGTCTGTGTAGCCGAGTGTATTTAGCCGACAAGCCACCAAGACTACTTGCTTACTCTCGAAAAAGAATAGGGAAAGTGAAAACCCTATCCTTTGTTCGTGTAACGCTCCGAACTCCGGATAGGGTTTCGTATAGGGAAGTGAACAATCACTCAATTATACTTAATATGTCCGCTGTTTAGTGCGTTACTCCTAACAAGCGCTGCAAAAGTACATAAATTCCTGCAAACCACCAAATTAGCTGATTTTTCATTAACTCGCTTTATTGTGGATAAATATGGATAACCTATATTTAATAGGCTTTACGGGGATTTACGACTTTAACCTTTCTAAGTTTAATTAACACGAAAAATGCCCCACACCACCAAAAATGATGATGCAGGGCGATATGATAGGTATAAGAGAAATGCGATAGGAAAGCCCCACCATTGAGCATCAACGGCAGGGCTGAAATAGAAATATGAATTCCAATAATTGCTTTGCAAAGATAAGCAAAATATCTGAGAACTCAAAGAGATATTGAAAATTTCTTCTGTAAGCGGCTAAAATAGTTCGTTGGTATGATTTATCGGTTCGATAGTTTTTGCGTCATATTCCACAAAATAGGCTGACCCAAACGAATGAGCCAGCCAACATCTACTTGCCCTTGAATATACAGATTGCACCATATACAGCAAGGATAATGATTAAGTACAAAAACATGATGTTATATATATTGGTGAATAATTATCTTGATGGAAAATAATCATAATGCACCACTTCATCATCTTTATATCCTGCATAATATAATCTCCGTGTTCCTAATTTTGAATTTATTTCTCTTGGAACATAATAATATTCACGTGTTTCATAACGACCAGACTTGTAGCTTATTTGTCTTTGGAATATATAATCGTTTAAGACTATATATTTTTCATCAAAACTACCAAAATAAGCATTCAGACCACCTGGTGTAGTCCAATAATCGCCAGCGAAGGATGTTATTGGCACTTTTTCTTTGTTGAGACTAAAATACAAACCATAAGCATTGTATGCCTTGCCTGTGTCCTTACCAAACACTTTACCTCTAATCGCTAATTGGTCTTCGACAGGTTTGTAAAGCACCAAAGAATCTGTTCTTCTAGAATATTCATTCTTTACGATAAGAGTATCATTTCTTAGCGTTCCCTTTCCTCTTCCAAGCATACATTCCCATAGATTATATAATACATATCCGTCAGAAGTCACACTAAAAAACATATCATCGTTTCCGTTTTCCCATACTCCTTCGTAATCCGCCAAAGTCGTTTTTTTATCTTGCGGATTGCCTGGTACTTCATCTTCACGGCTATCACTACTGCAAGCCACCATAGAGAAAGCTGCAATCATAATTGCCATAAACATTAAAACCTTTTTCATTTGTAGTGACTTAACCGTGATGTCGAGGGCTGAATTTTTGTTATGGGTATTGTATGGCTAGAAATGCCAATGTTGAAGTAAGACTTGTGTATCAGACGAAACCGTCATTTTTGCGAAATCTGGTATCGTGTTACAGATTCCGTTTAATTCCGCTTTATTCATCAATTCCTGCGCCTCCTCTTTTGTATCAAACAAAGCTGCATCAGTTCTTGATGAAACATAATGCAAATCACTACCTAAGAATGCAACAATCATGTGTCTGCTATTATAGATAGTTACGTAATACACCTTTCTTCTGTCGATTATTTCTTCTGTAGAGTTTTGTAATTTCATATTTTTCCGCTTATCCGTGCTGCGTAGGGCTATATATTTATATTATTTTCAAAAGATAACGCAATATGCGTCATTATATTGTGTGTAGGGCAGAAATTTTAATCTTTATTTCTGCCCATGGCGCAATCGAACAATGTGCCGATTAGCCAAATTGCTATTAAGAATGCCATAACTTAAACCTCCTCCGTATTATTGTTGTTGTTATTCAGTTCCTTGTAATACTGCTGAATCTCCTCATCGGTCATACCCTTTTCTCGCATTACACGATAGTTGGCAGAACCACGTCTGAAATATACCTGACTGCCATAGACTGAGCGTAAATTGTAATACGCACTTCTTACTAGTTCTTTCGTCAAGACCTTGCCAGTGGACGAATAAACGCCCATCTGCTGCAACATCATAGCTGCATCGGCAAAGTTAGGTGTTGTCAATTCTGTGAAGTCATTGGTACACTTCTTAACCACATTCCATATAGCTTTATTGCAAGGTTTCTCAGCAGCCTCTTTCTTGCGCTTTTCCGATGCCGCCTTCTGTGCATTTGATAAGTCACATTTTCTAGGTCTGCCCAACTTCTTTACAACCTTACCTGACTTTGAGATAAATTCTCCGTCTTGTGCCAACTTCTGCTTGCGTACTTCCAATGCGCTCTGTGTTCGTTCCTGTATGAGTTCACGCTCCATCTGTGCTGAGAATGAGAAAGCGAACAGTAGCATTTCGTCTATCGCTTTCAGATGGCTGCAATCAAGGTCAATGCCCATCTGAACGATAACCAAGCGCACACCACGTGGTTTCAGTTCATCATTTACAAACTTGTTGATGTCGCTCATAGAACGACCGATACGGCTGACTTCAGACACGATAAGTATATCACCCTTATCAAGCATCGGCAACACTACCTTACCAAGGTTTCTATCCTTATAAGATACCTTACCAGATACTCCTTCCTCCTTCACTTCGTGAGTAGCTTTCAGATTGTGACAATTCAACCATTCGTTGATTGTTCTTTCTTGCTGCTCCAATGTCTGCTTCTCAGTAGAGACACGACTGTATATTATTACTTTCTGTTTTGGCTCATCATCATCGGTCATGTTTGCCTTTGCGTTGCAGCTTTTGTCAGAACGGCAAAGGTAGTGACCTTCTGCCATCATGCAGTAAGGGCAATCCTTACAGCCGATGTTCACGATGTCGTATTTTACAGATGCGCCACCTTCATTCTTGATTTCTGTTGTCTTCATTTCTCCTATCTCCTATCCTATCTCTTATTACTATAAACGTTACTTTCTGCTATTTATTATCCACGATAACAGAATGATACATGAAAATCTCTACTTTTACGCTCTTGGTCATTCTCAATCACTCCAAACATATAAGTATCAATTACGTAATCTACATCATTGTTCTTATCATGTTCAATTCTCTTCACCCATTCCTCAACAACATCAGGACACCAAGCATCGCCAAGGAATCTAACCAACAATTTGTTATCGGTTTCCTGTCGTACCAATATTGGCTCGTTGCCGACAAATCCAACCTTTTCTGTATTATCTTTGTTCCAAGAATAATGTCCATCATTGAACAAATCTTCTAACAACTCGTCAATGCCAAGGTCTTTTTCGTTGATAGGGCAATGAGCCGCCTTATCAATACCATCGTCTGCCCACTGTTCCAATGCTATATGAATATCTTCAGGAACTCGGATAATGTCGCTTGTGTTTTCTCCCCACCATTCCTTCTGATAAACAAAGAAACGACCAATATTACCATTTGGGCATAACTTTGCACGGATAGACTTGAATATATCCTCAGTCTTCTTGATGTAGAAACGTCTAGTAGATGGATTTCTATAGTTAGTCAGATACACCCAGCATCTAGTTTCTTGCTTTGAAATATCGCCAAGAATGTTTCTAAAACTACAACTATCACTACCAAAGTTACCTTTGAGGATAGTTCTCTTCAATACTCGCTTCTCTTCTTTTGTAAGTTTGGATAAGCAGTCTTCAATCTCTTTAGTCCACATGATATAATCTCCTATAATTAGTTTGTACGTTCAATTGTCTCAATGTACTGAATAGAGCCACAATCAATGTATTTGTGTGTGAGTACAACTGTACTGCTGCATCCAATAGTAAGTGTTCTATCCTTTGCGTTGCAGTGGAAGAAGGTATCATCATTACCGAAATCAAAACCTATCTTCGTACCACCAACCAAATTGATAGTTCCTCTAAATCCGTGGTCTTTGGCATCACCCAATACCGCTTTTACATAACCTGTATTCATGTTCTTGTCTCCTATAATTAATTGTCAAACACCTTCTCTAATAATGATTTATTACTTTAATTCTTGTTCTACAATATCGAAATTATCCCACGTCTCACCTTCGTTGTCTGAGATATGATAGAATGAGCCTGATACGCTGATTTGGAAATCATCACAATCCAATGAATGCTTATAGCTTTCCAATGTGTTCAGACCTTTGTCTTCCATCGCTTTTCTAGCCTTGTCTATGGTTGAGAATACTTCTGCCTCAACCTCAACTGCTTCACCCAATCCATGTTGGTATGAAGTGATAACTACATATACTTTCATAGCTTAACCCTCTACTTTAATAATTCCACGTCTTACCAAAGCTTTCACGAAATCATCTAGCGATAATTTTCTAGAATAGCATTCGCCACCGCATATTCCGTAATTCCAATTGATTATGAGGTTTTCTTCTGTATGGTATCTAGCAATGCTATTGTGCTTACCTGCAAAATCCTCATAGTGCCAAACTAAAGCAACTTCTATCGTTCCACGTTTCTTTGGGTGAATAAGAAAGCTACTACGAAATCGGTCACTCTCAAACTCGCATCCATAACTCTTCAAGAAACTCAGCTTTTCAAGTGTATCTTTCTTCCACTTTCTAGCCTTTTCATACTCTTCTTTCTGTGCTCGCTTGATAACGTCTTCATCAATAGCATTCTTCTTTGATTCTGCTATCATCAACATTTCCAATTCGTTCATATCTTTACCCTTTCTGTTATTAAATTACACCGATAATATTAATCGGTTCTTCAATACTCGCTACCAATGCAGCATTATTATTCTCTGTAGTAAGGTTATCAACATCTAAGTAAATAACCTCTGGTAATGAAGTCTGTTTCATATTGATTAATGTTTGAAATTTGTTTCGATAAACATTATTTGATGAATATCCAAGACGATAGTATCTTTAAGAAATGAGTCGTTAATTATAAGTAGCTCATTCGTTCCGTCTACTCTATACTTGCAATTATTGAAGTCTATATGAAAACGGACATCAGGGATTGCAATATGAATTACCTTACTTTCTGCTTTGGCTACCTTGATAGCCTTTCTTAATTGATTTACGTTCATTTTACGATGTATTAAAGTTTGTATATGTTATTAATTCACTCATTCTTTTGCTCCGTGGAGGTGGCAAAGGTAGTGTGTGTACTACTTTGCCAACACCACATAAGCAATCGCCTACAGCTGTAGGAAACGGCTTGTTTGCTGCAATATCCAACCGCATATTGTCCGGTGGAATATCCAAGCATGAAGGAACACCGATAGAGATAGCCACAACCTTTGCGGTTGATACTATTTCTTTGCGCTCTGAGACGTTTTCATTTGCCAATGGTGTAATTGTCCGCTCGGTGCATTTCTCGCTCGCTTGATGCTCGTTTGGCACGCTATCCAATGTATCATCAGATACTGTAATCTCTTCCTTGCTTGATACCAATGATTTCTTTTGCTGCTCCTTAAATAGCTTTTCCAATTTTACACCATCCTTAAAGAAGAAAGCGCATCCACGATAGGAATTACTCTTTGTTCGCTTTTCATCGGGCATAAACTCTTTGCAGAATCCCGACAATGTCTAGAGATACCGACTATCTTTGCACCTATCCAATATGTTTTATGATATTGTCTTTTTGCCGTAATAACGCAAATTAAGCATTTCCTTTTGGCTAGTAAGTTTGCAGCCACACAATTTGTTATTTGTGCTGTAGTCTGCACCAAGCGCACGCAAACGGCTGCTAGTTGTAGCCGTATTAAAACCACCATCGGAAAAATACACCTTGCCACGTACTTTTGCATATATATATGTATCATACAAGCGTACAAATACATTTGCACCCTTAATAATTACTTCTGTATTACTTTCTCTATAGTTAACTTTATTATTTATAGCGTTAACCATTCTTTGCTCTATCTTTCTCATTTTATTTGCGTTTTAAAAGGTTATTTACTCTTTTACGTACTTATTCCAATTGCGCCCTACAATAATGCCTAATACGTAAGATATAAGGGCGAAAACGAAAGGTATTGTTATATCCATATCCAATTAGTTTAAAAGAAAATCGAAGTACTTTGCAGCACGCAATTCATATTCATTTGCCCACATTTGACCGTAAGGCATACCAAGTAAATCTATAAATTTACGTGCTTTTGCCTTAAATACAATGTAATCGGCAAACAGGGCTTTAGTCTCCTTTGCTATTTTGTGAAAATTTGGCTTTTCGTCTTCTTGTTGTGCCGTGGATGCCAAGACTGATACACGATTTGCAATATCGCTCAATTTGCTAGTATAGAAGTCTATCAAAATGTTTATTCTTATCTTTTTCATATCTTATGTTATTTGTACCTTTGCACCCACAAATAAGCGAGTGCAAAGGTAGTATTAGTTACTTGTTTACTATCTCATTAATTTTGTTTGCCGTATCAATCAAAGAATAAGATTGCCCGACAAAGCCGCCTCCGTACCAATTAGCACGATAAACAGAAAAGCCCAAATCATTTGCACGTTTTTTGGCAATTGCATACAATTGGCTTTGGCTTAAATTGTCGTTTCTCATTTCCTCATCAGTAGTAAAAGCGAGAAAATGCACTACATATCGGGGATTCCCGTTTATATCATTATTCACACGACAAAAGCCAATACCATTAACCACCTTATAGCTATTTCTATAGCTTTCAATTTCTTTGTTTGTCATATATAGCCCTCCAATTAGTTTTAAGTTACTTCTTTTCTCCTAATTCTCTTTTTGCCAATTCGTTTGTAGTTGTCCATTCAACGTAATCCCAACTTGTGCCGAAATGGTCCACGCAAAGGATATACTTATACAAAAGGTCTGAATAAGTGAAAAGCAATCCGAATGTTTGCTCCAAGTACTCCACATCTTCATCGGTGCAATCTGTAATAAACCACTGATAAATATCTCTTTGTGTGCCGTCTTCTTCATCGAACAGTTCAAAGCGCATATTATCATAAATAGATGGGTCTATCTCTGTAATATTGTTGCAGAGGATAAGCGCATTATTACACCAATTTACAGCTACTGAATAATTTGTTTTATAAGTCTTCATACCTAAAATATTTAAAAGTTACTAATTAATTTTGCTAATTCGAAAAAAACTAATAACTTTGCAGCCGTGTTAAGTAAGCAAGTTATTTCGATTTTTCGATTTAATTTGATTCGCCCACTACTTTTTTAAGGTAGTGGGTTTTTTGTTTAAATATGCTTTTCTGCTGTTTTCTCCCAATACTCATTTATTGAATTATCGAGAGCATTAACATAATACCCAAGTGGGCAATACTCATCAATCTCAATAATACCGCATACGTGCATAGCATCTACTAATTTCTTATAAGATGCCGAGCCGATAACGTGAATAGCTAGCATATTGAAATTAACCATAAAATCTTTGTTTAACTTTGCAGATAGCTTATTTTGTACCTTTGTAATGTACTCGATAGCCTTTGCCTCCTTTGCCTCCTTTGCTTTTTGTTCCTTTGCAGCCTTAACTCTGGCAAAGTTCATTTTTGCCCACAACTTGCAAAACTCATCTTTGTTCACATCGCTATTATTATAAACCTCAACAATAGTATTGAACTCATCAATACTAACATAAACGCCTGTGCGCTCTACAAATTCACCGTACATCATAATTGCTAATTTTTTAAAGTTACTAATTTGTTCCCTTTGCAAGACTCGAACTTGCAGAAAAGCCGATGTTTTCGCCTGCATCTAGTATGGGTATATATTCCTTTGGTTTTCATTTATCATCTATCTCATTTCGCTACTCTAACTTTTCGCTACTCACTTTAAGATGTTTCAACGCTGAATATATAATGTACTTTGCAGCTACATTCTTTATAAAGGGAAAACCGTTATAAATTACTACCTTATGTTATTTTATTGTTGGCTAACATAAAAACCGCTTAATACTACTATATCGTATTGTTACACTAACATCTGTTAGGTTTCTGATAACGATATTAAGATAATGCCTATCTTACGTTTGCGCTATCTGTTATAAACAGAATCACGGCTGCAAATAGTAAGCGTTTCATTATCACGCTAACATGTAAGTAAATCAAAGAACGAAGCATTGTTATATAATGGATTCCTATGTGTTAAGTAAGCATCCTTATTTCTTAAATGCGATGCAAAGATACGGCTTTTTTCTGTATCTGCAAAACTTTTAAGCAAAAAATATGAGATTTTTTGTGTTTTTTCTCGCTTTTTCTTGTTGGTAATAAATAAGGACACCGAATTGCTATCTCTAAAATAGCAATACGATAGGTTAAATCGGGGTTATTGTATGCTTTTATATGTTTTCTCTATCTTTGCACCTTTGCAGCCTCATAAAATCACGTTTGCAGCCGTTTTTTATATATGTAGTGTGTGCGCGTACCTTATATATAGGGAAAACATCTAAAACGCTTTTATTTGGTGTTTATAGGCTTTTTATCGCTTGATAGATAGAAAGTACTTTCTTTCATGTTTGCGTATCTTTGCAGCCGTTTTCTGTTCTATAATGTATGTTAGTACTATCTTTCGTTTTTTGGTACGTTTGCAGCCGTCTTTTTCTGTTTCCGTTTTCACTCGCTTTTTGTTCCACGAAAATGTATGTGAAACATTATGCAAATTTTTGTATGTTTATGCAAAGTAAAAATGTATGTTTATGCAATGTATTATGGTAAATAGAAAACTTTGCGGAAATTTCAAGTTTTCAGCACCTTTACAGAAACGTTCTATCTTTTTACTTTTTGTTTCTTTGCTTTTTCTCTTATTTTGGATAATTTACAGAAAGCAGAAACAGAAACGAAAAAGCCGCTTTTTGTGGTGTTTTTGCCCGAAAACGTCCCTTTTTGTCGCAAATAATGTATTGATTTTCAGTGTTTTATACCTATATAGGGCAAACCACACCCCCACACCCCCGTTTTTGGCACTCGCAGGGTGGGTCAGCTCTCTTCGAAATTTTTTTTATTTTTTTTATTTTTTATTTTTTGTAAAATACTCTGATTTTTCAAATTCCGCTTTTCTACCGAATTTTGAGCATTTTCCAAAACATCATATCTACTTTTGATTTTACATAAGTTTTCGAGATATTCATTTTCGCTTATTTTCGTGCGTTATGGAGCGTTTTATGCAGCTTTGCGGTAAGTTTATCGCCATCGTATTTTGAACGTCTTAGAATACAATTTTCGAGTTATTTTCGTTTTTGCGGAAAAGTAAGGTTCTTCTCTGATTTAAGGTTCTTTTTTGATATATTCGGATTGCAGTTTTGTGTGATATTGATATGGGGTTGATGCGAAGCCTTCTTCTTGGGGGATGAGTATATAGTTTACTATATACAGGGGGTTGACATCCCCCATTACGGCTGCGCGCGAGGGTACAATTACTTATTTACGTGTTATTATTATATGGGAAATAGTTCAAATGTTAAATTTTCAATATGAAAAATCTGATTTATGTGGATAACATATATTTAATTGGGGATATGGGGAAAATGGTACAAATTTGCAATTTGTTAAACTATGTAAAGTTCGTTTTTGGCTTGATTTTTTTGGCGTATATTTGCAGCATAAATGTTTGATTTACGAATTACCGACTTTGGAATATGGCAGAAAAGAAATTCTACATACAGCGTTACTTGAAGTCCGAGCAGGGAGCTTGGAAGGCAGACGGATTGCGTAAGAGTCTGGAGGATGATTTTGGCGGCGGTTCTGTCCGCTACAAGTCATTGGATGGATTGAACTCCAAGGGAAAGCAGAAGGGTGTATATACCGAGAGCTATCCTGAGAATGACGCGTTGAGAGTGTTCGTTGACCCGAATGCTAGGCATGAGAGCACCAACGCTACGTTGTCAGTTTGCGTGTTCGGGTATGATGTTGACGGAACAACCGAGCTTTCCGTTACTGAGCAGATAAAAGCTGCCGAGAAAGCATGGGATAGTCTGTATGCTTACTTGGAGGGTGCGCTTATCTTGTGGTATGACGATTACAGACAGAAGAAAGCGTTGTTCTTGGTACAGGATGCTACAGAGCCATCAACGGACAACATCAAGAACATTCCGTATCTGCTCTGTTCTGTCAAGTTGGTAAACGTCTTCGGTCAGTCGTTTGATGGTGACAGTACCACGATTGAAGATTGGTTGAAGAATGGCGGAAAATAGAAACAACAGCATCCACTAGGCGGTAGGACGTGTCTCTTAGATACAAGTCTAGGCAAACAGAAGGTTCGAGTTCCTTCTACGGTCGGTGGATGCTTTAAAATATATGCGAATTATGAACAAATACAAGACATCAATTGAGGTCAAGGGCGAAAACATCAAGGCATTGTTCGACTGCCCTATCGTTACAGACATCAAGAAAGCAACCGATGCGGTCGATGATGGTTTGGACGTTACCGATATGCTTTATAGCGTTACTGCCGTTAATATGGCAGGTGCTCATAAGCAGGTGAAACGCGGTTCTGTATTGGCGCAAGACGTTTGCGGTCATTGGGAGATTATGACTGCCGATGAATGGGAGTTGAGGAAAGACGATACCATTAGCGATGGTTCATCCGAGGGGTTGTAATCATTTAAAAGTTGAGAATATATGCGAATAAAGGAAGAATCACTTGACAGGGCGTTGGAAGCGGCATCGTTGCAGACGAAGGGATTGCCGAAACGCTACACGGATGGTAAAGACCCATTCTGGATAATGGCAGTTGTGCTTGTTCAGAAGCGCAATTTGGAGGAATGCTACTGTATTTATCAGCAGAATGCGGACAAATACATGAAGCTTTTGCAAGACTTCGGCACACCGAGTCCTATCATGTCTATCAAGAGCATTCATCCTTATATGTATCTTGATGAGGCTCAGTTTTTGCCGAGCGGATGCATCGAAGCAAAGAAGAACTTTCTGAAAAACGAGCTTGGAGAAGACCCTATGGCTTATGAGGTCGATGAAATGACAGAATCGGACGTTAATCACGCGTTATTGGAGATTGCCATTGATAAACAGATGAGAGCTGATGAGGAAAACAAGAAAATCAACGTACTCAATGAAGGAAGCGATTTGGATGGAACGAGATTTGAGGACATTGAACGTCAGAAGTTCGAGTTTGAGTTAGCTGAAATGAGGAAAGATGGATGCTCTAAGAAGGAAATAAAAGAGTTCATTGACGAGTATAATGCCAGTCATAAGCAGAAAGTTGACGATGAGCCATACATTTCAGAGGAAGACCGCATTCATCAGGAAATGGAATCAAAGGACGTTGAGAAAACTCCCGAATGCAGTATTGAAGGTGAGTTTGATGCACCTGAGATAGACTATGATAAGCTTCATGAGGAATCAGAGGCGTTCAAGAAAGAACAGTTAAAAGTTGCCAAGCGCAAGTGGAAGCGCGCCTATGATGCCGATTCAGAGAAGCGTGACGGAAGAGAGTTCGAGAACGAATTTGGCGAAGATGAGGAATGTGAGACGTTGCAGTTACCGAATAAAGAAGCCGTTCCTGTAAAGCGAAAACCAGGCAGACCAAAGAAATCGTCATTGGATTACACTGCTAGCAAGCGCGACACGACAAAGAAACGCGGTCGCAAACCATCATCAACTAAAAAGTAACAGATTATGACTAAATCAGAGCTTTTGAATAACGTGTTCTTTGAGAATGCAAAAGGTGATTTACCTATCATATATATAACATCAGATGATGATGTTGTAAAAATCGGTGGCATTATCAATGCACCTATGGTTGGCAGAATTTATTTTAGTGAGGTCAAGAAAGCCATCACAAAGGATGATTTGCTTGCCAACAAAGAGTTCATTTGCGCAAGTGATGATTCTGAAATTCTTATTGATTTCGGTGGCTACAGACGTGAGACACTTGGTTGCTATATCGCGATTGATGATAGTTGCATTAATATTATTGAGCTATGAGGAATAACCATCACAATCCTAATAAAGTGCCGCCGTTCAAACCAGACCCAGAACATTGGACTAAGAAGGTTCATTCATGGAAGGCGAAGGTCGCATACGAGACTGGGGATGATGCTTGGGAGTTTCTGAATCAGAATCCGAAGTTACGGGCACAAGGTATGGCGGTGTATCGGTGTAGGATATGCAACAAATATCATATAGGGCACAAGAACAACAAATAAAAAATATAAATAGCAATGATAGTAATAAAAATCAAAACATGGAAAGACTGGAAGAAGGACTTTCTTGATTGGGTGCAAGCACCTCGACGCAGTACTTGCAAGGATTATGTAGATTATATGGAGGCTTTGCAAAATCGTGTTCTCTACAAAATAATAGCCGATACTTGCGATAAATACGACAATATGCGTGAGGGGCAAATCCAAGACATCACAGAAGCAGTCGAAAAATGCGTGGCTGAGTGTGCTAAAGAAGCACGCAAGTTAATCGATGAATGCCAGCCAGCAAAATTCTTCTAGGGATGTACTCTCATTACAAATAACACAAGCTCTACACATAACAAGCGCAGTCCGCGTTATTTTAAAACATAAATAGTTGAGAATATGAAAAAGTTTTTATTAGTTGCATTAATTGCAGTGGTGTCTCTATTGGCATCATGTAGCAGAAATCTGAGATTTCAAGAAGACAATCGTGAGTTGTATGACACTATTACGGTGTACTCTGTTGACAAAATCGTAGAAACGTCTGGGAGTAAAGACAGAATCAGTACAGAGACTTATTATCTTGTTGCTACAGACAAGGGAGCGTATCGTATAGATTTGTACGGAATATGGGGTAATCCTCAACTTGTTGGAGTTATAAAACAGAATAGAACATATATTGTTGAAACAAAATGGTTCGATGCTCCAATTCTTAAGGAATACAAACGTATAACTAAACTGATTCGTGAATTATGAAGAAGAAAGGATATTACGAATACGAAAACGGAATTCACCATTTGAAACTTTGGGTACACATCGGAAAAGACTTGAAAGAGCTGATAGATTCCTGTTTTGACAAATGCAAGGCTCCCGATATTGATTACGGCGGCGTTACGTATTACGGCGGCGTTACGTATTCCGATGCTGTCAGAAAGAGCGACAGAAGGCGCGGCGTTCTTGTATCGTTTCCGTGCCAGGTTATGTCGATGAACTATTGCTGCCATGCCATAGAGGAATATACTGACTTGGAACACGGCGGCGAGCCTTCTGCCTACTTGATGGGTTGGATTGCGTCTTGCATCAACAAGGCTCGTTTGGGCATTGGAAATTTCGTTGAAATTAAAGATAAGGAGAAATAGATTATGGATAAAAATGAGAAATTGAAACTTGGGGACATCTTTCTCGCGCCAAAAGAGTTTTTCCTAAATAATTCCGTCGGAAATGTAAAACAGAAAATAGAGAGTTATGCGGAAGTTAGAAAAGATGGCAGGGTTATGTGCGCGGTTGTTGAGAATATAGATTCTGTTTTTCCCCATGAATCAGAATATACAATCGCTATAAAACAAAAACACTTTGCACTTCCTATTAGGGTTGGTGTCAGCAAGGACTATAACTTTGATTGTATTGAATTGCTTTCTAAAGAAGAGATGAAACTTGTTGGTGTGCTTTGGTTTTATTTTGGGGCTTAATATAGAAGGAATAGCTTATGAATTATGATGATACTTACATAGGAACTGTGTTTCTTGCACCTGCGTCATATCTTATCGAAGAACTCCAAGAACAAGAAAAGGAAGTTTTCAAAAACAGAGTCTTTCAATATGACAATCTGGTTTGCGGAATTGTCGATAAGATAGATTCTAAACGCGGTTATGTTTGGGTAACGTTCAAAGTTCCAGACAACAACTACGCCGATTCGGGAATAACTCTAGCAATAGACTTTAAAGCTAATTGGTGCAGGTTTTGTGTCGTTAAAGGTGGAAAGAGGTTCAGTTCCTATCAGTTTCTCTGTCTCAAAGAGCGTGATATTATAGACATAATTAAAAATAAAGATTATGATTAAGAAAGAAGATATTAAGGTTGGGTTGCGATTTTATATCACAAAAAATGATTGCTTAAAATGCAATTTTGACCCGATAGGTATTCAGAGGGGCAGAACCCCTATTCTGTTCAATGTCGAGAGAAAGGATGCTGATGTTTATATATGTACATCTGTTAGCACAGATTACAAATATGTCGCTCGTTTTCGCGAGGAGGATATTATGATGTTTGGTACAAAGTTCGATATAGTAACGAAAGGTGAAAGAGAAGCCGCAAACAAAAAGACGGAGCAAGTATCTCACCCATCCCATTACGCTTGGTTGAAGGATTTGTGCGGTGTTGAGCCTTTGGATATTTGCAGACATCTTGACTTCAATACAGGGAACGCTATCAAGTATCTCTTGCGCAAGGATAAGGTGGATGGCAACAAAACAAAGACCGAGAAGCGCATTGAGGACTTGCGTAAGGCGGTGTTTTATATCCAAGACGAAATAAAATTATTGGAGCATGGCACAGACTAAATACACTTGTAAGGATTGCGTATTGTTGAATGATGAAGATTCTGAGTTCCCATATTGCATGGGCAAAGACTTATATACATACGCAAATCCTGACGATGATGCTTGCGGAGACATTATTCCGCTAGTATATACTTGCAAGGATTGTTTCTTCTTCAAGGATGGGGTTTGCCATAATACCACGGAGAAGAGATACACATCGAAAGAAAATCCTTCATGTAGAAATTTCGAGTACAAAACGATTGTAGAACAAAAATAAATATATAGTTATGGCTAGAATTGCAAAAAAGAAGACTGTTGACAACAATGCAGGTTTGCTTAAAGTTGTTGACGGAATCAACAGAAAAGATGTTGAAAGCGTTACCGACTTCGGTCATTTCTTCATCGTAATTTTGAAGGATAGTGCTATTTTCCACACACACATTGGATTTGAAGCACGTTTTAAGCGTTGGGGCGGTGTTGATATGGAAGGACACGCGCTTACCACTACAACATTCGCGTGGCTTGAAAATCTTGTCGCGATGAAGAACGAAGTAAAGGGGAAAGAAAATAATATTTTCCCTGAGACAGATGTTACTTATCAGGATATGCTTGATAGTATGGTTATCATCACAGAAGCTAACATTACTCATCCAATTACAGCGTTCACTGATGCAGATGATGCTGCAAAGTTCGCAAAGAACAAGATGGATTACATCGGGCGTATGCAGAAAGAGTTGGAAACTGTAATGAATACTCCAGTTTCCGAAGAGACAGAGGAAGACTTGAAGAAGAACTTTGAGCACGGTCAGCAAGCAATATTGGCAGAGCAAGCAGCCGAGGCTCTTAATCAAGGAAAGGAATAGCTTATGTATAATGAATGGTATATAGAACTGAAATACGGACTATTCCGAGATTACAGAATTGTAAGGATGTGTGATGCTAACGGAGTGAAGCGAGACGGTATCTTTATACCATTCATTCAGAACGGAATCAAATGGGATGGCGTAAAGGTTAAGTACCCTATTCAGTATCTAAAGCCGATTTGGGCTGCCGCCGATGGTTCTAGATTGCACAAGTTAGTTCCTATGGTTTCTGTGGATTTCAGGCAGAAGATGGAAGATGCAGGTGTATTGTCACCAGATGATAAATACCCTTGTGATACGGTAGGTTACGTTTATAAAGATAAAAATAAGATTTAACGGCTATGATATACTTAGGTAATGATACGATGGATAAGGTAGAACGGATGGTTTGCGAACAAGTGAACACGGCTATGAGTATTGAGGAGAAGGAAGGAGTGAATACAGATGATTTGTATGTCGGCAATACTAACATTCCTTTTGCGAGAGCGGTAGCAAGGAACTTTGTTCTTGACGTTCTGCACAATCGCTATGGTTTTTCCTATGCCATTATCGCACAGCGCGCGGACATCAATGAGAAATCTGCTATGCGCTGTGTCCGCAAATGCCACGAGCTTGTCGGGTACGATAAAACCTATGCGTATGTGAACACTTTAATTAACGATAGATTGAGAGAATGGTATGGGGAATAGCAATGAATTGTTGACGTTGAAGCGCAATGCCCTAAGATTGGGATTGTGCGGAGAATATAAAGGGAAATGGGATTCTGCCGCGAGTAAGCGAGAATTGGTAAATATGGCTCTTGATTCTAACGGAATTGAGTTTATGGCTGATTCTATTGCTTTCGGATGGGGATTGTCAAAAGAGTACCTTTTGAAAGAGTTTGGTGAGTTTGCTAATGGATTCTACCAATGTAATGAACATGGATATACTAGCGAAATGTATATAGGTGCTCATGGAGTTATAAAGGCGCGCTCTACGATTATTCTTGTCGCGTACTGCAAGGATTTGAAGATTGAAGTTCCAGAGAATATGGCTACTCGCATTTACGTGTGCGGAAAGAGTGAAGTTCGCATCGAATGCAAAGGAAAATGTGACCTTATAGAGTACGGAGAGGATAATGATGTTAAAATCATTGGCTACGATGATGTAAATATGACGTTAGGGCACGTTTACACATCAGAGTGGAATAGTTGTAAGGACGAACAAAAATAACGTATTACAGCTCATTTAAATAGCAAAGTTTGGTAAAAATATTTATATTATTTTCTAGTTTACAGAGTGTACGGCGGTACAACACAGACATAAAGTGTAATTTTACTTTTTATATTAGTTAAGGTTTAGTTAGATTTATGTTGATTAAAAAGGGCAAGTTCAGTTGTGAAACCGAGCTTGCCCTAATTTTATATATAGAACACAGAAAACTAATTCATAAATACCTTGATACCATTTCTTCCTTGCTTGTGACCGCCCTTTACACAGCTAGCCAAGGTGTCGCGAATATCAGTAAGTATTGTTGTCTGCAATCTCAACTCAATGAGTACAGGACTGCTTGATGTATCTTGTGTTATCGCGCTGATACTATTGCCGAGCTTTTCTAACAGAGTGTCGCGGATGATACGGACATCTGCTTGCTGAGTGGCTACATAATATCGTAGGCTGTTGAGTATTGACTCCAACGCCTGTGCGGTTGATTCTGTAACAGACTGAATACCTTGCTGCAAAGCAGATATATTTGAACTGCCAGTAGGTTTGACGTTGAGAACGTCCATCAAGTTCTTTGCATACTCATTGAATAATGCAAGGTTCTTGTCTTTCAGCTCCTTGATACCTTCGAGTTCTTTCTTGGTAACGTCAAGACCATTGTTTCCACCTTCGCTGCCCTCAGATACCGCTTTGTCGAATGCTTCAAGGATAGGCTGAATGTACTTTGATGTAGCTCTATTCATTAACTGCTTGGTGAGCATTGTATTGAAATACTCGTCAAACTTATTGTTGAGTGCTTCGAGTGCATCACTACCTTCATTGAAAGCATCTACCCACGCTTCCGAGAAAGCTTCAGCGGCAGATTTATAGTTAGACTGAGAACCGAAACCGCCAAGTGCTTCTGTCATAGACTCACCTAATTCTTTGATTGTAGTGTTCAAATCATCAATCTGCTGTTCCCATTCCTGAATCTTACTTTCATCAGGTTTCTTGCGACCGCGCTCTGCGTTAATCATTGCTTGGTACGCTTTCTGCTGCTTTTTAAGGGCATCGACCGATTTTTGGTTGTATTCGTAGAGCTTTTGCGTATCAAAGGCATCGTCCATACTCTTTTTAAGCTTTTCGTAAGCGTGTTGTAATGAATTTACAGCGCGTTCTTGGCGTGCAATTTCCTTATCAATCTTTCCTTCGTTGCTAAATAGTTTAGCTACGCCTGTAAGCGCGCCCATTGCGCCCGATACGACACCTGCATAGTTTCCGCTATAGTATGAACCGATTGCCTGACCGATATTGTCAACGACACTAAGAGTGTTTTCGAGTTGTTCATCAGAACCGCCCAAAGCTTCAAACAATCCATTGAATGCTGTTGCCATAGAGGAAACAATAGAGGTAATATCTGTTACGGACTTGCTAAACTTATTCTTAGCATTGTCGGTCTCGCCTTGAACATTGTTAAGTGTATCAAGAGTGCCTTTTGTCTCACTGTGCTGCTTCTTCATATTGTCGAGTTGGTTCTTCGACAAATCAAGATTGGTTTTCAACGTCTTGGTCTTCTCATCGTCCAATCCGTTAAGCAACATAGACTTGTTGTATTCAGCATCCAAATTGGCGATAATCTTACCTTGATTCTCTATATTCTTTTCTTCTTTGTCGTACTTGTCGCTTGTGGAGATTAAAGCATTGTCTCCACCGAGTTTCTTGTATTCCTTAGTGTACTTTACCAAATCCTTCAGTCCACTTGTGAAAGCCTTGAAAGGATTTCTTGAATTTCGAGTTTCCTGCAATTTGCTAATCTGCTCCGTGATAGCCTTGACTTGTGTAGGGTCGAGGTTCTTCATTTCCTCACGCAAGGATTGTAGCCTCTGTATCATATAGTCGAGTACCTTGGTGGATGTATGGTCGAGGTTCTCGAAAATCTTAACATACATATCAGAGCCTTGGAAATTCTTCCAAGTGTTCTCGCCAGTCTTTTTCTTGTATTGGGCAGTCAAATTCTCCTGCAACTGCTTTTGTAACTCAGGATTCTTGGCAATATTCGCATTGTTTTGGATTTTCTGCTTTTCCTCAATGTACCACTTATCCAACTGTAACTGGTCGGAAAGTTGCTGCTTGTATGCCTTAATCAATTCTTGTGCTTGATTAACTTGGTCTTGCTCGATTTTCTGATTGAGCTTTTGTGTCTGATTGAGATATTCTTTTTCGACATCACTTCCAGAGAACTTTTTCCTTATGACTTCGGCGGTATTCTCCAAATCAGAGTTGTATTGCTGAATAACCTTATCGCCCCATTTTGTGAAATCCTTACCATAATGAGTTTCGTAGTCTTTGATGATATACTTATTAAACTCATTATTTATGTCTTCCTGTACTTCATCAAACGACTTCGTAAGGTCTCCAAACATAGACTTAATAAGCTCATCAGACATACCCTCATCTTTCAGTTTTTTGTACAAGTCCATCTGAGAGAATGCATCATTGACATTTCTAGATATATCATCCTTTAATTTGTTGTATTCCTTCTCAGAAACTTTCAAATCAATGTCTGCCGAAATGCGGAATGCGTTACCTCGCTTTGTCAATTCCTTGTACTGAGAGCCAATCTCACGAATGCGTTTTGCCACAGATGCATCGTCTGGCAGAATATCATAAGCTTTCCATCCTACATTTTGCGCAGCCTCTTTAAAATACTTACGAGTAGCAGATAATGCGGTCTCTTTTGATTCCGTCTTAATCAACTCGTTGTATTTAGAGTTCATATCCTTTAACAGGGAAATACGCTCTTGCAAGATGTCTCTTTGTGCCTTATCTTGCTTGATTCTATTTTTTTTAGCATCACCCTCAAAAGGGTTAACACCCAAAGCTAACGCTTGCTGAGTCGCGGCTTGCTTCAATTCCCTAACCTTGGCTCTCACCTTGGCTACAGAAATTACCATTTGGTTTGCTCCAATTTCACCAGCCTTGAATATCTTTCTGATAGTATCATCAACTGTTATTGTAGGCGAGTTTTTGCCAACCGCGGCGAGTCTCTTTTCAACTTCTTTCCAAGATTTTGCAGCCTTTGCTGCTTGGTCTCCTTTCCCAAGGAAGCCTTCAAAAGCCTTATCGTCATCAATTTCTTTGACAACGAGGCTAATACCATACTTTTTCTTTGCAAAGAAATCATTAATATAATCATCAACCCAAGATACTTGCTTCTCCATATTGGCTTTATCAATATATACATTGATACCAAAGTGTCTATAAGCAAGGTCTCTCTCGTATTGATTCCAATCACGCTCTGCCGCAATTTTATCAATAAATGCTTGTATCTTTATTGGGTCGTTTTTGAACGCATCCTTCATGCCTGCAAAAACATTATCAAACTCGCTGTTCAATTCTTGCGCCTTATTTTGTACGCTGTTCATCGCACGGATAATGTCATTGAAATCAGCTTGCGAAGTACCAATGAAAGATGGCATTTTATAGTCGCTGCCGCCTTGTGTTATGTTGATTTTCTTTATCAACTCATACATGCGTGTCATATAATCAATGTTGGATTCGTTATCCTTTTGACCTGCACGTATCTCATCAAAGTATTTCTTCGTGGTCGAAGTGGCTTGTTTATAGTTTGCGTTAATGTTTGCTACAACTCTCTCCATTTGCGAAGACTTTGCGAGAGCATCAATCACAGCATCTTTGTAATCGTCTGCATCATCATCAAGTCCATCAGTAAACCAAGTATTCTTTGCATCATTCTTTGCATAGTTTCTTCTGAGAATCTCCATGTTATCAACGAAATTTTTATACTCTTTTTCAACCTTACTGAAAGTAGTATTAAGTTGGTTTACATCGAGACTATCTACATTGATTTTGAAAGTCAGTCCGTCTTTTGATGATGCATCAATAAGCTTTTGTAACGTTGTACGTCTATCTTCGACATTCTTTTCTAAATCCTTTCCTTCTAATTTGCCATTTGCATTTGTGGCTGCATTTGCAAGGTCGTTGTACGTTCCAGCTAAAGCACCTATTGCGCCCTTTGCCTTTATGGTTTCTTCTTCTGCCTTACGTACATTTTCGTTGTACTTGGAAATCTTATCGTAAACGGTAGTTATTACTTCTGCTACAGCGTAAATAGCAAGACCTACGCCTATACCTGATAATGAACTTTTAACGAGACCGCCAAAATCTTTAAGAGCTTTTTTCATTCCATCTAAGGAATTTACGAAAAGAGCCTTGTATCTCACGATACCTGTGCCAGATGCTTGCGAAAAAGCTTGTCCTAGACTAGTCTTTGTAAACATAGAATTAGCTTTTATGGCAATAAGAATAGGTATAAGAGCTTTTCCTATCTCTGCAAGAGTCTTCCAATTATCAAGCAGAGAAGTACCCCAGCTTACCATTCCCTTCATTGTGCCCTCGTTAGCCTTGCCAATATCATTAAGCATCACATCGAAAGCATCCTTCAAGTTGGAAATCTTACCTTGGAGAGTTTCAGCCTGAATCTCTTGCATATTGTAGAATGTTCCACCCTTATCGGTCATGCGTTGGAATATTGCCTCAACATCCTTAAATGTAACCTTACGCTTGGAAATCATATCAACAATCTGTGCGGTCGTGTACGCTTCTCCCTTAACTTCCTTAAAGTATTGTTGCAACTCACCATACATATTGATGCCAGCCTCAGTAAACTGACGAACCTCAGAACCGCGAAGGTATGCAGCAGCCTTAACTTGTCCGTATGCAAGGATAAGTCTTCCCATATCAACGCCAAGACCTGCTGAAACATCGGCAAGTCGCTTGGTTGTATCATAAAGTTTATCAGACTCAATTCGGTAAGCGGAAAGTTGTCGTGTGTAATCCACCAAGTCCTTGATACGGAAAGGTGATTTAACGGCAAGTTCAACTGTCTTGTTGAAAATCTCGTCTGCCTTTGGCTTGTTCTGCAAGATAGCTTCGAGTGAACGCTCTGAAAGTTCAAACTGACCTCTGACTGATGCAATCTGCTCGACAAAATTCTTGACAGAGCCCACTGAGAATGCAAATGCCATACGCTGTGCCCAACGTGACATATATCCAGCCATATATGATGTTTGTTCGGTCAACGCGCGAGAATTAACACCAGCCTCTTTCAAGTTTTTGTTATGTTGCTCAATTGCAGCATTGAGAATATCCAATTTTCGCTTATAATCAGCATCGGTTTGAGACAACTTCATACGAGCCTCTTTCAGATATTCTATAGCGCGTACTTGGCGGTTGAGCGTATTTGCAGTAGCAGAGAAATCGAGCGCACCTTGATAGGTGGTATTTGTCTTATTGTTTCTTGTCTGATAGTCTTTTGCCCTATCAGCGTATGCTTTTCTCTGTTTGTTGTTGTATGATTGCTCCGCACTCACCATCTTATCGAGAGCCTTCTGAAAAGCAACAGCACGTTCATTATACATCTGCTGCTGGTATCTCAACTCATCCTGTAATGCCTTCTTTCGCTTAATAAGTGCATCTTGGTCTGCCTTGGTGAGATTTTGTGTTGTATCTCGCAACATACTTTCAATAGAACCAATTTCTTGCTTTAACTCAGCAATATTCATACCGCTAGCACCCTTTGCAGATTCCTGTAATCTCTGAAATGCAAGTGCCGCTTGCATAATACCACTAGTGCCAGAACCATTCATCTTAGATAGCTGTGCTACCATATTTTGAATGTTCTGTGCAGCTGACGTAATGTTATTGTTCATATTACCTGCACTCGCACCTACGTTTGAGATACCACTGCTTGCATTTGAAGCAGATGCGTTGATTGTTGCGAGTTTTGCTATAACTTGGTCTAAAGAATTAAGGAACGGCTTAGTACCAACATACATATCCTTGAAAGATTGTGTTACACTAGACGCGGTATTTTTAGCCGTATCTTGTAACTTCTGCAACTTATCATCAGCCTCTTTGATTTTCTTCAATGCAGACTCTGGTATAAAAAGAGCACTGCCTAATGTTGAATCTGCCATAATTCAAAAGTTTAAGAGTTTATAAAATAGGTATTCCAAGGTCATTGAGATTTCGTAAATCCTCTGCACCATTGATTACATTTGCATTCTTTAATTTGTCGTTCTCCTGATTTTTGTCTTTGTCTGACGATATATACTCTATATGAGTAAAATCCATAGACGCAAGGCGAATCTGCGGAACGGTCATTCTCCACTTATATTCTTCTTGCGAGCACCATGTGTTGGCACGTAAGAAATCTATCATTTGTCCGTATTCTGTTCGTGAGGGGATAATTCGGCTGCTTGCTTCTTCCTCATCAGAGCTTGATTGCGGACGGTCTGAATCACATTGGTACTCGCGAAGAAAAAATCCACATCTAGCAAATTGAGAATCTCAACGAGTAATGTTGCCCAATCCTTGATGTCATAATCTCCCCAAAGCAACTGGTCGTAAACTTGTTGGTATTCCTCAGAATCAATGCGTTTCTTGTCATTTAGCAAGGATAGTGTGATTACTCTTGCCACCGATGGAATGTTGATAGCAAACTCCTTGATAACGTCACCCATTGATAAGTTTTCGCCCTTGACAATCTTGCAAGCCTCCTCTGCTATCATCCATTGAGTGCCTGGCTTCAATGCTCTTATCTCCCACTCTGTACCTTGCAATTTTACGATTGTAGGAGAATCGTTCATAATTTGCGCCAGACGTTCCATTGCCGCATCAGACAAAGGAGAACTAGGTAACACCTTATTCTCGTCTTCTATAGCTTGTTTCTTAGCCTTATTCGGGTCTTTTTGTGCTCTATATACTTTTCCCATATATATGAATTACTCTCTAATCACACTTACTGTTCCATTATACTTCTTGGATAGGTTTTGCAGCTTTTGAAACGACATAGAAATGACTCTGTAAGATTGTTTCAGATTACCACCGCCATCTTCCAATATCTTAGCGTATGGCATGGTAGCAACAACTGCCAAATCAATTACTCCACTAGGGGAATAATCGTTTTTGAGATATTCGTTTATCGCCTCACGACCTTTAATTTCTTCTCCATACCAATTCTTGCCTTTGGATGCTTTTGGTGAGGATGATAAGTAACCTATCTTTTCAAGCTTGCCTTCGACATAAATGCCATATCCGTAAGAATCATATAGGTTGTATGTTCGATGTGTGTACGTAATCTCTTGAATACATTCTCTTAACACATTCTTTGCATCCTTGTCTAATTCCTTCGTAATAAGCTTTAATGCTTTTTTGTATAATGTTTCAGCCATAAATGATAAAACTTAAAAAGGAGCGGACAGCATTAAAGCCGCCGCCCCTTGTATATAGTCGAGAATTGTTGAAGAATCTACACTATGCACCAGCAACTGGCAATGTGTATGCAGGGTCAATGTAGAATGGTGTCTTGCGAGTTACACCGCCATCTTTAACATCAACCAACTGACCTGTGCCAGCAAGTGCAACCTTTGCCAAGTTAGAGTTCAGAGACTCGATAGTTGTCTTGGAATTGAGCTGCAACTTAGGCAGAATCAATGCTGTGTGTGTAGTGCCGTCTGCGTTGTCGAAGACAACAGCGACCTCTGCATACATCAGCTTGTAACCAGATGGAGCGTAAATCTTACCATCAGTACCCTTTGTAAAGCCGCACAATGCAGTCAATACAGGAGCTTGAGTATCTGCAACCTCGGCAGCAAACTGATACTTACCAGTTGTCACGATAGACATGATAGGAGTATCAGAAGTCTCGCGCTCAATATCGGTAGTATCGTTATCGTCCTGAGAGATAGATGTGGTGTCGCGAACAACATCGTCCAAATCGTAGTAATCGTCACCAGCCGCATCGCCATTGAACGGACGAACAATAATGTGTGAAGGCTTAGAGAGCTTGATTGCACCTGCGCCTGTACTTGTAACTTTCGTTGCCATATTGTTATGAGTTTAAATTGTTATCCTAAATAAATGAAATAATTAACGTACAATAACCGAAACAGAAATAATCTGAAAATGGAACTGACGGTTTGAATCATATCCGCTATCTCTGTATAATACACTAATTGTATAGTTTGCGTCTCTTGATTCATCAATGATTTTGTCAAGAATGCCTTCCATCTTATCAAGTAGCTTCACATTCTTTCTCAGTGGAGTTCCCTTTGGTCTTGCATAAAGATAAATGTTAGCATAGCCAGAAGAATAACCGCCATAATCTCTTTGCTGACCTACGTCCACATTGACAAAATCATCCCAGTTCTTACTAGTTGTAGGTGGCAATTCTCCAACAAATATGTTGTTTGAGATTTTTCCCTCAGTAAGAAGCATCGAAAAGAAATTCTCAATTCGAGACAATCTGCGATTAATCCTCTGTGCCATACCTTGTTATCCTAAATACATTTTACCTTATGATGAAAAAACTAAATATCAGTACCCTTGATGTAAGCTACGCATCCGTGCATCTGTGTCGGATAAACGCCAATAACCATTCCGTCAACGTCCATTCCGTACATTTTCCCACGGAAACGAATGCCAGCATTCAAACCTTCAGGAATATATTCTTCATCTTTTCCGTCTTCTCCTTCTTTCGTTGGCATCGGAAAATAGATTGTATATCCTAGCGTAACAACACCCGAATTAAAGAGTTTGTTGGTTTCCTGAATATCGCAATCAGTTTCAAAAATGATAGTTTCTACATTTTCTGTTTCGTCTGAGCTAGTATCAGTATCACCTAACATATCCCCATCGCTTCCGATAAGGTCTCCATCTTCTTTCGGCTTTTGTTCCGAGCGGTAGAACACGCCATGATAGGCATATTCATCCAAAGCATTTCTGTCAGTGTACATAGCTTACCAATCTGTTTCTTTAATCCATTTAACCTCTCCATCGGTTTCATTGAGAGCTTCAAGTTTTTCATCCTCTCCATACTTCTTGTAAAGTCTTTTGAGTTCTGATTTGATACTCAGCAATGCCGCCGACGTAATGGTCTGAGCACCTACCGTAAGAGTATATGCGCCATGTTGGTTTGTGGTTGATGCAGTCTGATAGACACCGAATACAATCTTTTCCAAGAGTGCAATCTTACATCTGTCTTTCTGTTCTTCTGTCAAGTCCAAATAAGACTCGACATCAGAAACGCCGCAATCCAAAGCAACATTGTTTAATGCCGACTTGTCAAAGACAAAGTTAGTCATGCCGCTCAGATAGTCCAATATGTCAAACTTCGATGCTGCCATTGAGAGATAAATGAATTAAATGTTATCGTATATTGTGAGTGAACCACCATTAATTACCTGCTGTTGAGGTATCAATGATTACGTGGTTCATAAAGTCGAGAAGTGCAGGGCAAGCCGACATCATGACCTTAGTTTGCCACTCGCGGAACTGACCGTTATCCATTGCGTAGTTTCCTACGGTAACGAGTCCGTCAGCGATTGAAGCCCAAGAAACATCAATGTTCTTTGCGCCATACTTCTGTTGAAGTGTCTGGTCGTAGATAGGAGTCCACTTGAACTCAACGCTATCACCGATAGGGCAAAGTACAACAATCTTATCATCCCAACCTTGCACGAATGCGTCAGTTGTAACAGTCTTGTTGCGCTCCTTCTCAACGACAATCTCGATAGGCGAAAGACCTGTCATGTCGGAAAGTGATTTCTTGAAGTCCTCGTCCAAAATCTGCATGTTAGCAGTATATGCGCGGTCGTGAGCCTTGCACCAGTTGATGTACCACTCCTTAACTTCCTTGTTCTGCAAGAATACATCGCGGTACATCTTGCGAGTCATCTTCCATACGAGAGAAATCTCAGTACCGCCACGCTCATCGCGATAATCGTCTTCAATCTTTCTCATCTGTGAGATAAGGTCGCAGTCTGGGTCAGTCCAAGCTTTTGCACCAGCCTTCTTGCGGTTCTCTGTTGGGAATGGTTCAACCTTCTGCAAGAACTGCTGCAAACCTTCACCCTTGCCCTTCCAACTCATCTTTGCAGTTGTCATAATCTGTGCAGTCAAGTTGGAGAGTGTTGCCTCTGCTGAGTTCTTACCTACCTGAACAACATCGCGCACCCAAGCAGCCATAAGGTCTGCATCGTTGCCGAACTGCTCAAAGAGTTTTTCCTTATACTCGCGTTGTCTTGCGTTCTCAGACCACTTGTAACCGATAAAGTCTGGAATTGTACCTGTGTACATCTCCAAACCCTCGTTATCCATTTCTGGAGCATCGCCAAGTGGAGCGCGAAGGTGCATCAAAGGAGCAGCCTCTGCCTTGCGAGACTTGATGCTGAATGAAGCCACGCCATCGTAGTCTGTAGGTGTAGGCATAGAAGCTCTACGACCTTGTGTGAGATACCAGCCATAGTTGGTATAGAGCAACCCCTTGGTGTTCAAGAAGGTTCTCAGAAAGTTGATGTTATCCTTAGAAGAGAACAACTTGGCGTATCTCGAATTGTTAAAATCAAATTGTTGCATATCCTGAATACTTAAATTAATGATATGTTATCCTATTGTTATCCTATTGAAGTAGAGCGGTTAGAATCCGAACCATCCGTTCTCTGTTCTTGTGTTCATCGCAAGTACGGCTGGTGGAAGCTTGTTGCACTTTGCCAAGTTCAAGATTACTCTTGAATCCTTAATCAATGCTGGAGTGTAAGAGTACTGAGCACCCTCACCTTCCTCAACATTGGTTGACAAGTTAGGGTCATAGAAGAAGTCGTTATCTTTATCGAAGTAAGTGTTAGGATTGGTAACCATTGCGGTAGTCTTCGCACCTGCCTTTGCTGCTTCAACGAGAATATCACCCTTCTTTGCGGTTGCGCCAAAAGCTGTACCGAGAGTTACGATAAATACGTTTGCACCACCTTCTGTGCCTTTGGTTACGCCTGTAACTGTAAGACCAGTACCAGTACCAGTAAGAGTTGATGGAGCGACCATAATGTTATCACCGATAAAAGGAATGTGATGGTAGCCATCATCTACGAGATTGATTGTCAAGTCTTCTGCTGTGACATCCTTTGCCAACTCGTAATACTTCAAAATCTTGACGGTCTGACCGCCATTCTTGCCGTAAGTGTCTGGGTCATACTCGCAAAAATCACCTGCGTAAGCCTTAGCGCGACCCTTGAACGGATTTGTGATAACACCACCAAAAGGAGGGTAAACGAATGCGTCCTTGTTGCCGCTTACGAGGTTAATGAAAACGCTTCTATGACCGCCAATCTTACCATGTGCTTGGATGAGTGTACGACCGCCAAAGTGACCGCCATATCCATGCTTCAAATAGAAATCATCTGCTGCTGCCATAATTTGTAAATTTGTTTAATAGTGAATGAATAATGTTATTCGCCTGCGTCAGGGTTCACGATACCCACAACATCAGAGAAATCGTCAGCCTTGTCATTGTCACCACCGCCAGCACTACCTGGAGTGTTGTTGTTTGGCTTTGAATGAGAGAGATTGTAAAACTCTTCCGCATCCGTAAATTCCTGCTCGATGTCCGAGTCCTTAGTGAGGTTCAACTTGTTCATGTATTTTTCAATCCACTTACTATCGTTGATACCTTTCTCCTTGAACTTTGCGAGAAGTTCACTACGTTTCTGTGATACAAGCTTAGATGCTTCGTATTCTGCATCCTTCTTCTCTAGAGCTTCCAAGCGTTCCAAAAGCTTCTTTTCTACAGCCGAAGGCTCTTTGCCATCGTCCTTTGGATTTGGCTTAATGTCGGGATGCTCATCGTTCCATTTCTTGATGAAGTCGGCATTGTCCTTCTCGTAGTTGCCGTTAAGGGAAACATACTGCGGCAAAATCTTCTTCACCAAATCATCTAACTCTGTATCTTCACCAACTAAGAGGTCAAAGTGGGAATCACTCAAACTCTTGATTGTCTTTTCACTGATGGAAAGGTGTTTTCCGTTTGCAGTGAGTTTTGCTTTTAGGGTGTCTAAAAGTTGTTGTTTTGTAAACTTCATATTACTAATTTTTAAAATTCTGCTGCAAAGATAATTAAATAATGTGGTGATTTTTAGATTTTTAGAAACTCTATTTGTTACGTAACCAATATAGAATTATTTTCACACTATTATATATTATAAATTAGGTATCTTTGCAGCATGAACACGAATAAAGATATAGAAATCAGACCACAAGAGGGCTTTCAAATGTCCTTTGCAAGTAGCAACGTTGACGTTGTTTTTGGTGGCGGAAATCTCGGAGGAGGCAAATCGTATGGTCTTGTACTTGCGATGGCAGAGCCGTTAATGACCGACCCAGATTTTCGTGCAATGATTTCACGCCGTTCACTTGGTAATCAAAAAGCAGGTGGAGGATTCGTAGAGAAGTTTAAACAGATATTCGGAGCTGATTATGTGAAAATCAGAGAGAGCGAGAATCCGCGCGTTACATTTCCGAATGGAACGTTTGTCGATTTGACGTATCTTGACGATTCCAATATGGATAAGTTGAGAGAGCGCGCGAAAGGATGGGAGTACGATTTGATTGCGATTGACGAGTTGACGGAGATGACTTGGGAAGTTTTCTCATACGTTATGACCCGAAACAGAGGTCAGAGCAAGACGTTTACAGGTAAGTTCTTTGCAACACTTAACCCGAAGCGTAGCCACTGGACGAGAATATTTCTTGATTGGTACATTGGCTCAGACGGTTTTATCATCCCAGAGCGTGATGGTGTAGTCAGATACTTCTATTGTGCAGGACCGACTGTTAAGGATGTTGTTTGGGGAATGTCTAAGCGAGAAGTCTATGAAAAATGTAAGATAGATATAGACAGAAAGCTTAAAACCATTGGCGGCAACTTTGGATATGAAGTAATGATTAAGAGTTTTGTTTTCTATCAAGGTAAACTTGGTTCAAACAAGAAGATGCTTGAAAACAACTCTGGCTATTTAGGTTCTGTAGCGGCATCGGGCGGCAGAATGGCACAAGCTCTTATGGAGGGTAACTTCAATGTTGACCCCGAAGAAGAAGAGGATATTCCGATTCCAAGCCAAGCGGCAAGAGATTGTTTCGTTAAAGACCCAGCCGTAAATGGTGACAAATGGATAACAATCGACTTGGCAGATTTCGGAAAGGATAATACTCTGATGTTGTCGTGGAATGGATTCCACGTTGTCAATTACGAAATCGTTATGCATTCAACACCGCGAATCAATGCTGAAAGAGCTAGGCTGTTTGCGGCTAACGAGGGAGTAGCAGAGAGCCATATTATCTATGATGCCACGGCAGGTAGGTATTTCAACGACTATATACCAGATGCTATCCCTTACATATCAGCAGCAAAGGCAATGGGAGTTTATTACTTGTCAGCTATGACAATAAAAGACCTATGTTACTTGCGACTGAGCTACATGATTAAGCGAGGACAGCTTACATTCTCTGATAAGGTTGCAAATGCGGTTTATACGCATCAAAACCTCAAATACAGAGTTTCAATGCAGAATGAGTTCATGGAAGAATGCGCAGTAGTTCGCTTTGACAAGATGCCGAGCGGAAAGAAGAAGTTGCAGAGCAAGAAGGAAATGAACAGAAATCTTGGAAAAGACCGTTCTATGGACTTGCTTGACCCTTGCGCAATGAGAATGTACCCATGTTTGAATATGGAGTATGGTAGCGAGCTACAGGAGGGATTCAGACTTGCAGAGAAAGAAGTTGAAGAAAAAAATCCTAATGCTCAGAGTATTTATGATGATACGTTGTACTATTAATTTTAGAATATATGCTGAAAAAAGAAAATATAAAAATGATTCTTGAATCCGTGCGGATTGACTGGGATAAATGCGATGAGAAAGACATTGCATTTGCTATCCTCTGTGACGCATTGGAAGATAAGACTTTAGCGTATCGTCTTGCTTATCGTAAGAGTGAAAAGGATGCCGCGAAATTCTACGAAACTCCACGATTCAAGAAACTGCTAGATGTTCTAGAACCTTTCGGTATCGGCAATGTTAATAACAACGCTATTACCAAAGAAGAGAACAAAAACGAGCTTCTTAAAATGCTTGACAAGATAGACCAAGCTCTTAGTGACGGAAATCTTGAACCGAAAGATGCATTGAAGATGCAGACTGATATACGTGTAAAGCTGAATGACAAATTCGAAATGGAAGAGTCACAGAAGCAGAAGCGAATCATCGTAGTACCAAGCAAACACGATATTGTTTGTCCTAATACAAACAGAGAATGTAACTACTGGGCTTCAAAAAAAGCTTGTTGCAGACATTATGGATTGATTGACCCACAAGAGAACAACGATTCACAAAATAGCAACGATGTTGAACCATCATTAAACGACAATAACGATGAGTAGAAAGAGACAAGATATAATTAATGATTTTTTGGAGAATCCACAAAAGCTGCTTCTGAAAAAGCCGTTTTTGAGGGGTTCGCGCTCTATTACCATCAATGACTCTTCTGATGGTTCTGATATTAAGACAAACTTCTGCAAAGAGGCACAGCTTCCGAATATCAGCAAGATAGTTGTTAGCCAAGAGCGTTTTGCGAAGGAGTTAGACCCTTATTCTCACAGGGTATTGTTTGATACGAACTTACCTTCTATATGCTGCAAGCTTGATGATGGCAGTTATTGCGAGATTGAGTTTAAGAAGTTTGGCATTCCTATGCAACGGCGTATTGTTGATAAGAAGTCTCTATGTTTAGGTGGTAACAAGCGCAACCACATACTGCATGACAGCAATCCGACTGATAAACTCAAAAAGAATTTTGCAGATTTCAAGTGGCACTGGGACGAAACGAATCAGGATGGTATCGAAATGCAAGCTATACGCATTCAACAGAGCTATGGAGACGTAGGATTGCTCGTTTACATGAATGAGGATAACGAAGTGAAATGCAGATTGTTCTCGTATGAAGATGGCTATCAGATTATCACACACAAAGACGATAATGGAGAACCGCTTCTTGATTGCGTGTATTATCGTACTGAGGATAATGTAAGACACATTGATGCATACGACAAGACATATCATTATCATTTCACAGATGTATTTGTACAAGACGTTGATACAAACGAAGTACTGAAAGGATGGTGTTTGGAAAGCAAGGAAGAACACGGATTCTCGGAGAGTCCACTTGTTACAAAGCGTGGTGATGTTGCTTGGAATAACGGTCAAGACCTTATCGAGCTATTCGAGATTATCTATAATCTGTTTGCGGTCATTCAGAAACGTCACGGATGGGGAATCCTTTATATCAAGGGTAAGCTCAATGAAACCGCAAAGAAGATTGCTGGTTCTATCATCTTGAATGATACAAGCATTGAAGGAAATGGTAGTGCTGAGTTCAAGACTCCACCTTCTCCACAAAACATGATTGAGTTCATGCAATCAATCCTCGACCAATTGCAGATTGCTACAGGATGTACATTTATCTTGCCGAAAGATATTAAGTCTAGTGGCGATATAAGCGGTTTGGCAATTCAAATGACACGTTCTTTGGATATTGAGGAGGCTAACAATGCAGCTATTGAGTGGCAGAATTTCGTTAGCAAACATTCAAGACTGTTCAAGGAGGGATTGGCAAAGCAGTTGGTTGCAAGCGGTGAGAATCCTACTGCAATTACTGAGTTTAAGCAGATGAGAATCAGTACATCATTTAAGCCATGGCAGCCATTCGATGAAAGTGCATGGAATCAGATGCTTTGTACATTGAGCGGTGCAGGTTTGATTTCTACTAAGACTGGTGTTGAAAAGAATACTGTTTCTACACCTGACGAGGAAGTAAGATTGCAGACTCAGCAAGAAGAGGCAGATGAACGTGCCGAAAAACAAGCTGAGATTACCGCAAGGACAAAGAATACAAACAATAATAAAGAATAAACATGAAGGCAGAATCATTATACATACAGAAGTTGACTTACGATGAGAACACTGGTAATGAAATTATCGGTTTGTTCCCATCGGAAGCTAACCCTGCTATTGTATCATCATATACCTACGATGCAAAGCGTATGGGTGGTGCTCCTACCCTTACTGCTACAATATATTCATCTGAGCCTTTGCAATGGAAGAAGGAAGAGTTCGTGGAGTACAATGGCGATAGATTCTTTGCGTCCTATACACCAAACTCTACAAAGGATAATTCGTCTAGAATGTGGAAGAACGAAATCACTTTCACATCTAGAAGAGAATTGCTTGATAACACTCTGTTCTTTGATGTTGTCGTTGATGATGTTGATACACAGAATAAAGACAGATACCGTTCAAACCAGACAAAGTTCACGTTTGGTGGAACTATCCATGAGTTTGTTGCTCGCGTCAATAGCTCAATGACATATTGTGGATTGTATCGTCCTACAGATGAATACAAGGGATATTACGTTGTTGTTGACGAAGGATATGGAACAGATGAAGTTAAGGAAGTATCATTTGAAGACCAATATTTGACTGATGTTTTACAACTTATCAACACAACTTTTGAGCTTGATTACTACTGGGATGGCAACGTTTGCCATGTCGGCAAGGTACAGCACGACTTAACCGATATACCTATAAAATATGGTAGTAGTGATGCTCTTATCTCTGTATCTAAGGAGAATGCGAACTATAAGATAGTTGATATGATAACTGGCTACGGTTCGTCCGATAACCTGCCATATTACTATCCTAATGATGATGAGTTCGGTGAGGCTATATTTGACGCAAAAAATATAGCAAGTGAGCATGTAGATGTTACGTTATCGGATTATTTGAGATATTCAAAATATAACGATAATCTTGTTCTTTTTAAGAGTAAGAAGGGAAAGTACGAAGGAAATGTTGATGTGTCTACATTATATGTAAGAGATACTTATTCTCCTGAGAATCTTACGCAAGCTGACAATAGTCAAAATCCAAAGGTTAAATGTTGGTTTTGGGTTAGTATAAAAATAAATGTAAAGAAAGGTCAGATTATAGATTTCTCTAAAATCTCGTTTAATTTTGAGCTGTTTGACTATATTCAAAAAAAAGAGAATATAACAAACCTATCAAGTGCAACAAGAACCATAAATATATACACAACATATCACGACCTTTATAAAAACGTATGTACTGATTCTAACTTGGGTGATGCATGTAGTGTTGAATTTGCAGAAGATGGAACATTCTATATTGATATTGATGCAATATTTTCATACAACTGCAAAGTGTTCACTATGGACGGAAAAAGAACATTTCATGGTTCAAGTGCATGGAAGGTTTCTTTTAGTGGTGATGTAGTTTTTTCTCTTGACACAAATTCAGAATATAGTTGGAAAAATGGTGATAATTATATTCCTCTTGACAATTCTGGTATTTATGTTAACGGAATAGCATCTGCAAAATATGTAGAGTATGACTATAACTTCAGAAAAAATGACGAAGGTATTTATGGGTTTGATAAAATCTATACTGGAACAGAGGATGATGCAGTACAAGTGTCTGTAACAGGTCGAAAATGGATTGCACCATCATCGGTACTTATGCCTTCTATATATCGTAACACGAAAGGTGCAGAGCGTTTCTATTATGCTTTGAATAACACCCACAAGTTGCCAAGCGGTAGTGGATATTACGAGTTTGTAAACTTGTACAAGAAAGGAAATCCTCATCAAGGAACTGTTACTTTTGGTGATATAAAGCCAACTATAAAAGGAATTGTAAATGCAGAAGGACAGCTATTCGGAGAGATTGCAGATATTGCTTTTGATAGTGCTGATAGTGATGTAAAGGATAGTGACGGAAAATATATTCATAGCTATTTCTATATAAAGTTGCATAAGTTTAATGGTGATTTTGGCTTTGACTTGTTTGCTCATGCTTTGGCTAGTGAACCTGCAAAGATAAACCTCATCAAGAGTAACGGATGCCCTGCATGCTCATTTGTGATTTACAATCAACCGAGTACTGACAATTCGAAGTGCTACAACTGTGTAAGTGTCGATGAAAATGGAAACTTAAAACCAGTTCGCACAGATAAGAATGACTACATCTTTGCTAACGCTAGCGATGCTTACGAAGATAAGCTAAACCAAGATTCAACTCAGAAAGAGTTATGGATTGCGGTTCAGAAGGACACATCAACTCTAGGTATCATAATGCCAAACGCGAGTGCTGGATTTAAACCGCAAAAGGGAGATTTGTTTGTTATCACAGGCATCAAACCTCCAAAGGTTCTTGTAACGGCAGCAGAGAAACGACTCGATGATGCTCTTATCAAGCACATGAGCGAAAACAATACAGACCAGTTCAACTACTCTGTTAAGTTTTCTCGCATATTCTTGCAAGAAAATCCTGACTTTGCAAGTAAGCTAAACGAGAATGCAAAGCTGTCAATACAAATACAGGGCGATTCGGATAGCGATGGAAATCTTATTAGTCACGAAGTTTTCGTCAGCAACTACTCTGTAAAGGTTGATAACGATGAGCTGGCAGAAGTTGAGATTGAGCTTGTTAATTCGTTGGAAGTTACAAAGAGTGATACGAAGCAGATTATTGATGCAGTAAAAGGAGAAACTGTTAAATCTCTATCTAGCATGGTTGGTGGTAGTAATACCAATAGCTTTAATGCTAGTATAACCGATAAAATGTATCTCTCTAAACTGAAAGACGACACCGCAAAAGGAACTGTTACCTGGGAAAAAGTGCAGAAGTTCTTGCAGGGATTGCTTGTCGGTGGAGGCTCGTGGACTCCAGACGCAGAAGGTCGTTCGCATCTCATCACCGATTACCTTGAGGTAAGAATGAAGGCTATCTTCGAGGAGCTGGTTATCAATAAAACATCCACCATTGGCGGTAAGGAGATAATCTCTCCTGCTGGCGGTGTGGTGGCTCATAAGGTAGAAGAGGTTACTGTGACATATAATAATGTGTCACAGAAGGCTTATCGTTGCTATTTCTTAGCAGAGCAGGATGGTGATGAGGTAGATAACGACTTCGCGGTTAACGACCAAGTGCGCTCGGAATCATTCAATGTTCGCAAGGGCACTTATCACAAGGCTGGCAATCACTTCTATTGGCGATTGGTAATCGGTCGTGATGAAGACCCTGTAGAGCTGGAAGGAAAGAAATATCATTATATCGACCTCTCTGATACCGATTGCGCTACGGCAAGCGACGTACCTGCTAAAGGTGATGTGCTCAATCAGTGCGGTAATAGAACCGATGTAGAACGTCAGAACTGCCTTATCTTCTCGGCGGTAGATACCTATTCGCCATCCATCAGCCTCTATCACGGCATCAACAGCTATTCCTTTGCCAATAGGGAGTATGTGGAATATGGTGTGAATAAGCAGAATAACAAGGCTTTCTTCCACGTCTACGGAGATATGTACTTCGGAGACAGACCTACTAGTGCCAATAATTACGAGGGTGATTCCTACGTCAAGTATGATAGCGACAAGAAGAAAGTAACCATCAAGGGAGACTTGGATATTAAGTCCACCTACGATGGAAAGACCTTGGATAAGTACATCACCGAGAAGAGCTTGGATAAGAATGCCGTTGAGACCATTATCAAGAAATCGGAGACGATTACCGACCTTCAAAACCAGATAGACGGAGCTATTGAGACTTGGTTCTATGACGGCGTTCCTACACTCAAGACCGAACCTGCTAGCGGATGGGACACGGACATGATGAAAAACCATCTCGGGGATTTGTATTATGACAACAAGACGGGCAAGGCATACCGCTTTGCCAAGGATGGCTCTACCTATAAGTGGATTATCATCACAGACACGGAACTGACCAAGGCAATCGAAGATTCAAGCCAAGCACTCAAAGATGCAAAATCAAAGAGACGTATCTTCGGCTCTCAGCCAGTTCCACCATACGACGTGAACGATATGTGGGTCAATGCCACTTATCCTTCTGACGGCAGTACCTACAAGAATGAAATCTTGAAGTGTTCCACCTCCAAGGCAGAAGGTGAAGAGTTTGATATTGCCGATTGGAAATTGGCTAGCAAGTATACCGATGACACGAAGGCAGAGGAAGCAAAGAAAGCTGCTGAGAAGGCGCAAGCAGAGATTAAGAACACGCAAACTAATTTGATTGCCCTCGGAACGACCGTATCTAACAATAAGAAGGCTTTCGATGTTTTTACCTCTGATGGCTACTTGGATAGTTCTGAGATTGCGGCTATCGCACAGGATAGCAAGCGACTGGAGGACGATTATAATGCAGCCGTTGAGTCGTATAATAATGTTGTTGGCTCTAAGTTCTTGTTGGATAAGGATGGTAAAGAAACGACCTATAAAACGGATTTGGTTTCAGCTAAGGCTACACTCGATAGCGCAAAAAATGAACTCATTACCTATCTTTCTGACATCGTAAGCAGATACAACGCTTCTGATTCAAATGGAAAGGCTACCATCAAGGCGGCTGCGGCTCAGAAGTATACCAACTTCACGAATGCTTATAAGGCTTTCTACGACAAGCTGGGTGTGGCGAACAACTATATCACGTCTAATCTGTTTGATGGTCTCAATACTAAGCTCATCACCAATATGGCAGGTCTTGAATACATCAAGGCTGCTCTTGTTGATGGAGACACAGTAGTCAAGGGTGGTCTTATCCTCTCTACATTGATAGCCTTACGTAACGATAAGGGAAATGTTACCGCAGGTATCAATGGAGCGGACACGAAGGAGAATGGTATCGCCCTTTGGTTAGGTGGAAAGGCTATCGACAAGCAAGCCTCCACGACAACAGAGGAAGAGAAGAAAATTGCTGCCAAGTCCATCCTACGCTTTGACGGAACTGGCTATTTCGCAAATGGAAACCTTTGGTGGGACGCAGACGGTACTTTGCACGCAGACCCGACATCTTTCATTATCAACAAGAATAATGTTGGTGTACAGCTTGCTCTCTTCGCACCTGTATGGAAGAGCGGAACGACCGACACAACAAAGCTGGCAAACGTATTATCTATCGACCCACAGAAGCCTTTCACTCATCTTGACGTATCGGGTAACGTGACAACCGAAGGCAGCTTGAAAATTGGTGGAATCTATCTATCGTATGATAGTGCCAACAATGCCCTTCGACTATCCAAGGACGCTGCCGGAAAGGAAGCGGCTAACTTCTATACCACAGGTGGTATCACGGCATACGGAGCAGGAGCATCTACCACGGGTGGTGGCGGCTTGATTGCAAGCGTAATCAGCTATGCGAGAATCTTAGAAGGAAGCTATACGGATGCAGACTTGACTAGTATTCCGAATGCCTATGCTATCAAGGCTCTCAGCAGCCGAATTGACAACATAGCCACAGAACTTGGCGGTCTTAATCTCTCTTGGAATAACATCACGGGTAAGCCATCAACATTCACACCTAGTGCGCATACCCATAAGTGGACAGAAATCACTGACCGCATCACGAAGGTAAGCCAGCTTACCAATGATAAAGGGTATCTGACTGCTCATCAGTCTCTCGCAAGCTATTATACCAAAGCGGAGATTGATGCAAAGGGCTATACTACCAATAAGGGTACTGTTACATCTGTAGCTCTTACCCTTCCTACTGGTTTGACGTGCGCAACTAAGACTATCACAACAAGCGGCACGTTTGCTATTAGCCTTGCTTCGGGTTATTCTATACCGACAACGGCAAAGCAGACGGCTTGGGATGGTGCGGTATCAGCAAAGCATACTCATAGCAATAAGTCTGTATTGGACGGCATTACATCAACGAAGGTAACTTGTTGGGATAGTGCCTATGACTGGTACGCCCTTATAACTACTGACGAGGAGACTGCGGACGGCGTTATCAATAAGTGGAACGAGGTGGTGAGCTTCCTCGCCAATATTGCGCAGACAGACACTTTAAGTGGTATCGTTGATGGTATCAATAAGTCTATATCTGACGAGGTAACAAGAGCGAAAAAGGCAGAAGGGGTGAACGCTTCGGGCATATCCACCAACAAGACGAGTATCACCACCTTGCAGGGCTACTTTACAAGCGGTTCAGCGAAAAAGGCTCTCCAGCTCACGAATACTCACAAGCTTTGGGGTAACTCGTTTAACGGTACTGCCGATATTAACGGAAGTATCATCGTGCCTGACGGAAAGTACATCTCCATCGGCAACATAAAGATGGAGTATGATGCAACCAATAAGGCGTTGAAGATTACGAACACTACGACTAACGAGGTGGCAAACCTCTATACTAGTGGTGGTGTTTCTGCCTATGGTGTTGGGACATCATCATCCAGTGGTGGCGGCTTGAACGGCAGTGTGAAGAGTTATTCAAATGCCTTGAAGCTTACATCAGAATCGCTGAGTGAGATTGCTTCTGCCTACTCCATCAAGGCTCTTGATTCTCGTATCTCCAGCTTGGAAGGTGGTAGTGCTACTGCTATTTCTGTCAGCGGTAGCGGTAATGCGGTTACGTCTGTCACCAAGGATGGTACTACTATCAGCGTAGTTAAAGGTAGTACGTTCTTAACTAGTCATCAGTCACTTGATGGTTACGTTAATGCAATATCTGTAAGTGGAAGTGGGAATGCTATCACGTCTGTATCTAAAAGCGGAAAGGGTATTACATTTACTAAAGGTGCTACATTTTTAACTTCTCACCAAAGTCTTGCTAACTATTATACCAAAAGTAGTGTAGATTCACTTCTTAGTGGTAAGTCGGCAACTAGTCATACTCATAGTGTAAAGATTAACGGTGTTACTAAAACTATTGCAGCTACTGGTGGAACTGCTGTAGATTTAGGAACGTATCTTACTTCTCATCAAAGTTTAGCAAACTATGTTACTATTAATGATAGTAGACTTAGTGATAGTCGTTATCCTAAATTTGCTAATAATACTTGGTATTTAGTAGGAGATGACGCTTATATTGGAGACCACAATATTGGCGGTACGTTTTGTATTAAATCTGCCAATAATGTCAATGTAAGTGGTATAGCAATATATAATAGTGACGAAACTAAAGTTGCTAAACTATGGTTTGATAATACAAACATAAACCTTGATAAACAACTTGTTATGAATAACAAGCGTATTTGGATTCAAGGTGTCGGTACTGCTGGAGGTAATAATAATAGACTTACTCTTGTAGCAGGTATGCCTAGCGGATTAGTATATAATACTTCATGCCGTGGAACGATTCTTTATTCTAACGGTATAGCATTTGCTGACCCATATAATGGTAATTCAAATAATGATAGTGGATGGATTAGACATTTAGAAACTTCTGGTAATAGGGGAACTTTAGAAATAGCAGTAGGTGATGATAATTCAAATGAAGAAATTCATTTTAGATGGTATAATACAAATACAAGTGCAGAAACTATAGGAAATGATATAACTGTTCCTAGGGCTACAGGTACGTTAGCTTTAACTAGTCAAATACCTACTACTCTTCCTGCTAATGGAGGTAATTCTGATACAGTAGATGGTTACCATGCTAATGGTCTTCTCACTGCTATATCTAATTCCGATAAAGGTATTAGTATAACGGTTGGTGGAACTACTAAAAGTGTCTCTAATATTAGTGTCAATTATGCTAGTAGTGCTGGAAATGCAGATACTGTAGATGGTGTTCATGTAAATCAACTATGCCGTATTTATACGTTTAATGTTCATAATCATATTATCAAAGTTGGTACATTAACGTCTGGTCAATATGGTCATGTTTGTAAATTAAGATTTAACTCAGGCATTGGTTATAATGCGTCAAATCAAGATAAAGCTATGACTGTTGTAATTAGAGCTTCAAATGGTAAAGCAAATTCTAATGGATTCTATTTTGAAGCTCATAGTGAGTCTTATAGAGCAGGAGCGTTTACAACATTCTATTTACATCAGACTAGTAAAACCCAATGTGAACTTTATATGGCTGCTTTTGATTACTCAGGACAATCCACTTATGAAATTAGTTTTTCTGCTGGTGATTTGTGGACAAATGAAATGAGTGTTCAAAGTGCTTTGCCTACATCTAATATATTCACATTACCTAATTATCAAATAGCATATAATGATTATAATGTGGCTTCTGCAACTAAACTTCAAACTGCTAGAAGTATTTGGGGTCAAAGTTTTGATGGAACTGGTAATGTTGACGGAACATTAACTATAACTAATAGTGGTTCAGATGACCCTCATATTATATCTACAGTAAGTAAATGGTTTCATATTGTATCTAAATATAAACTTGTTTTATATGCTGGAGAATATAATAGTAGTCAAAATGATGCTATAAATATATTATCAAATCATAATGTAGGTATTGGAGTAGACCCTTCTTATAAACTACATGTTAAAGGTGATATTTATTCATCTTCTACTATTAGAACTGCTGCTCAAAATAAAGCTATAATGTTAACTAACGATGCCAGTCCTGCTTGGATTAGTGCTCTTGAAGGTCAAGTAATATTCAATACTGGTAATGCTATTCGTTTTGGTGAAACTGCTTGGGATTGGAATGAATGGGCTGGTCTTAAATATACTCATTCTAATAAAACTATTTATCTTGGTATAGCTGATAAATCTGTGTTTACTGCTAATAGTGCACAAAGTAATGGTACACTTAGACTTGCAGGTATTACAACTATAACTCCTGATAGTGGAGCTAGAATTGGAGGTAGTGGCGGTGATTTATTCCTAGGTAATAACAATAATAGTGATTGGGTTAAAGTTCAAGATATGTGTAGTCAACAAAATAGTAACCTTTGGCGTATATATCAAGCTGGTGCTGCTATGTTTAATACTCTTACAATTAATTCTGGCAGTACTTTTAATGGAGCAGTTAAAGTTAACAACATGCTTACTGCTAAAGGTATAATGTTTACAACTGCTGATGTAAACGCATTTGGTACTGATATTAATAATTGGGATGGTAGTATTGGAGCTAATGTTACTAATATGTTTAATGGTATCGAACATAATAATATAAGCTTAGAATATTCAGCAAATGGAGGAAGTTCTTGGACTACATATACTGCTAATCCTAATTCTTTATTTAATCTTATAAATGATAATTCTGATACGGAAAATTTTTATTTAGGTAATAATGAAATGAGTGGTAGTAGCGATGCTGATAAACTTACTCAAATTAAGAAAAATCAACTTAGAGTTACTATTAAAATACCTCCTGAAGTTTATCAAGAACTTAGTTGGATAAGTGTTGATGTAGACAATGGAGTTGATGTTAAATGTCAAGTATATTTTGGAAATAGTAGTGGTGTTTATACTGAATATGTTTCTAAAGTTATAAAAGGTTGGTCTCATAGATGTGATATTTGTGTTGGTCCTTCAAATGTAAATGTTGGTAATGATACATATCGTTATGTAAGATTAGTATTTAGTCATCTTAGTAGCCATACATCATTACGTAATGGCATTGTTTCTAGAATTAGAGCTTTGGCTTTAACAAAATATAATAATGGGTCTGAAAGATATAATATTAGTACTACTGGTCATATATATAATTATGATTATAATATGAATACTTACTTCCCTAATAGCATTCTTGCTAAAGGTGGAGTTACAGCTTATCAATCTTCTGACATCCGCTTGAAGCAGGATTTGCGGAAGCTGGACTACTTGGGTATCATCAAGGCAATGGGTGGCACTTATGGCTTCGCTTGGAAGAAGGACAACACAAGGTCTATCGGTTGGATTGCCCAACACGTCTTGTGCAACCCTCACTTAAAGGACATCGTGGAGACTGACGAGAAGGGCTATTACAAGATTAACTACTGGTCTCCGAAGCTGATTGCAACGGCATTCGGTGCTATCGAGCAGGTGGGCGATGAGGTCAGCAGGTTGAAGGCTCGGGTGGTCTTCCTTGAATCAGAGGTTCTGCGATTGAGTGGAGATAAGGAAGACTGCAACAAGAAGAGATTAGATAACAAGAATATTAATTTATTAAATTAGTTAAGAAAATGGAGAATTTAAAGATTAACAAGAAGAGTGAACAGACAACCGCCACTTATACCAAGGGCGGCTATCGAGTAGAAATCACCTACAATGTTGACAAGACTGGTGGCAACATTGAGAGCATCAATATGAGTATCTATGGTGACCCAAATGGTAATTATCTCGGCAATGCGAACGCAAGCTCCAACGGCAGCGAGCTGACCTACAACATCAGCGGTGTTCCTCAGAGCAAGCTCAGTGAGGTATCAGCATTGATTAAGGAGGTTAATTCCGCTATCGCCGCTAATATGGCAAGCGAGGCAGCAGAGTAAGTATCGTGAGTATTAACGCAGGGTGGCTCTTATAGAGCTGCCTTGCCTAGTGTTCAATGTAACAGTAGAGCGAGTTGTTACTAAAGAAGTTGTAACAGAATAAGGAACTGAAGTTGAATATTTAAAAAATAAAGATTATGTCTTACAATAGTGAAACTGGAATTATTAGTGCTCCTGTTAGCATTGATGATGTTAAACAAGCTCTTGGAGAGAGTAGCAATGACCTTGCTACTCTTTGTAAGAGTGAAAATATAAATATATGGAGTAAGTATAAACCTATTAGTTGTAAAGGTGACTTTAAAGAATATCCTATTAAAGAAGACTCTGATGAAATAGTAACATCTTCATATAGTAAATTTACTTGTGTTGTTCGTTGTGGTATGAATATACCTATAGATACTTATAAGAACTTACGTAATAATTATGGAGGAGAAGGTTTTGCAATTAAAGCTTGTAACAACCTTTACAAAGATAATGTATATGGTAATAATGGTTATATTAGTGATAACACAAGTACAAGTGTATCAGGAAAACATTTTCCAAAAGGTGGTGCTAATTCTCCTTATAGATTAGGTGATTTTAGAAACTATAATAGTAAAGCAACAAGGAATGCATTTCTGACTTCTATTCCTCAATTTCATACCGTTGAAGTTTATTATTCTTCAACTCCTAAATTTAATTGTGTTCTATATAAGAATACAAACGTTGATGATAATACAAATCTTACTATGGATGATATAATAACTGATTCATCTTTAGCTTGGTCTTTTTGGATTCAAATTCGTTATGATTCACCATATAATACTACTGATAAGATTTATAAAAATTATTATGTTGGTAATTGCAAAAAACCAACAGATTATATATACGCTAGCAGAGAAATAACTTTTGATATAGGTAGTGGAGATAAAGATATTGATATTGTGCCTTTTTTAGCATATACTCGTAACGCAACTTTATATGATAATACAAAAATAATTTTCATATCTCTTCCAGGTGGTATTAGTTTTAAATATTATCCTAGACAAAGTAATATGGAAAGTATTAAAAGTGGTT